GCTTGATTAGGTATAAATTCATTAGGGCTATACTGCCCTCCAATATATTGGATTCCATTTATTGTTGCCGTCATAATTTCTCCTACGAGCTAATAGTATCGATGTAAGACATAACAACATCTAGTGAACTTGCGGTATCACTAACTGCTTCTAATACATCACCACTAGCCAAAACAATCTTTGCTCCGCCTTGAATCAATTCGATAGCTGAATTTGGTGGAATCACAACTCCTTTTGCTAAAAAGTAGTCGGCTCCTCCTTTTGCAATTTTAACATCAACTTTAATTGTTGAAGTTAAAATGTTACAGCATCTAATACCTATCACTGCATCATAATTTCCTGCAGTTAAAATAGTAGTATCGCCTGTTCCAATTTCTCGTGCTAAAGTGTTTCTAAAATCTTGTGCCATATTTTTTTCCTATTTATAATGCAACCGCCATTGCAATTGCAAAACCTTGTCCTGCTGCCCCTACTGGGTTTCCGCTTGCATCTAAATAAACTGTTTTACTAGCGGGCATTGTACAAAAAACATCTTTAGTACCTGCACCAAAGTCAACTGCTGAATCAGAATTAGAACTTGAGATAGGTGTAGTTCTAGTTAAGTTAGCACTTGTCCCATCAAGTGTCCCAAGACCAACTTCCCATTCAGTTGTACCAGTATTAAAAATTGCATAATACGTTGTATTACTATTTCCAATTCCAGCTGCAAAAGTTTCAAAACCAGTTACCGCTCCTCCAAGTGCAATCGCACCTGTACCAGTTGTAGTACTTGTTTCTTTTACTCTGTCATTTATTACTAAAGCCATTTTTTATCTCCTATTACGCCATGCTTATAATTGCATCGGCTGCTGTACTTGGACTAGGGAATGAAACTTTAAATGTACCATTTGTACAAGTAAAAGTTCCACCAAAATCCAATACCACACACAATTTATCACTTTGATCATCATTATAAAGTGCTGCATGCGTTGCAGTAATTGTAGCTGAAGTCCATGTCGTATCCGCAAAATCACAACTTGCCACAGCTGTAGCTGCCACAACGGCATTACCTGTAAGAGCATTACCTGTTGCTGTATAATTAGTTCCAGAAGAACTAACTTCGTTTGTAGCAACGTAAACAGTACTAGATGTGTTGTAAGGATTTGAAGTGTACAAAGCTAATTTAAAGCTATCTCCGCCAGATGCAAAATTATGTGTTCCTGTGAATAATTCTCCACGGAATGCGAAAGGTATTACGTTTGCCATATTTTTTTATCTCCTTAATAAGTTGATGGTGATTCAGATTT